GTAAAGCATTAATGCTTCTCTTTGTACTGGTTAAGTGCAGCCTTATGGCACAGTATTGCCAAACCTTCAGCTGGACCTCTTAGGAGATGACAAAGCGTTGGTTCGCCATGCCAAGACCTGAGCGTTGCTCCCAGTATCTTGAGCGCATAACATGACCCATGTTAAGTGCTCTCTCACAAACCTATACGCTGTACAAGCGAGAAGGCCTGTGTTGCCCGTATCCTTATTAAAGGAGCAAGGTATGTCGGTATCGACCAACATAGACCTGGCTGGTGCAATAGTATACACACTTCGGCTTCCACAAGAGGTCAAGTGGGGAGTGTTCAACGACTTCCGCCGTTGGATTGACCACTCGGGAGAGGAATGGGCGGTGTCACGTCTTAAGGACGTCTATGTAGACTTCCTTAGAATCGCGGCCGGTCAAGATCCTGTTAGTACTTGGATCAAGAGAAGTCGTGTTCCCGGTCAGACGTTTGGGGGTGCCATCGGTGCCCTTGAGCGTTATGCTCGGCAAAGCTCGCGTAAATGGCGAGAAGCTTTAAAACTTCTACGTATATACACGTGCTTAGTGTCTCCCGTTACAACGGGTAAACAGCTCACGAAGTTTAAGAAGTCGGTTCTTAAAGAACCAACAGCCATCACCCAATCTACACTCAAGCGGTTTGAGGTAGAAGCCCTGGAGTATTTCGGGGTTCAGAATCCAACTTTGTTGGAATCTTTGGTTGATCTCCCAGTTTCCTGGGGGAAATCTTCTCCCGTCCTTCCGGACGAGTCAAGATCCCAACCGCAGGCGCTGTTAGATTCTCTAGCAGTGTTCGGGGTAAGCACATCGAATTTCAATGTGTTGGTCGAGTTTAATGACTTGTTCCAACCGATGATTTACGGTGTGGAAGCGTATCTGAGCGAGATTCTCCGGGGGGTTTATCCCCCTGAAGGTCCTATATGGACCGGTAGAATCGCGTTCGTACAGGAGGCAGGATACAAACTACGATCTGTAGCTAATCCGTCTCTCGTATGGCAGTCTGCCATGCGACCACTGGAGGATATCCTAACAAGGATCCTCAAGACTGTACCGTGGGATTGCACGTATGATCAAACCAGACCTTTCGGTAAGATTATGCAGCATCTCAGCCAAGGAAAGCAAGCTTATTCACTTGATCTTTCGTCGGCAACTGATATCTTCCCTCTTACCCTTCAACTCGCTTTATTGCGAGGCCTCGGTCTTGAGAGGTACGCTCGGTTATTCCAGCTACTTTCAAGAGGCCAGTTTACCATGCCTGATAAATCTTCCATATCTTGGAAGACTGGTCAGCCGTTAGGACTACGGGGTTCATTCCCCTTGTTTGCCCTGACGCACGGAATGGTACTTCTTTTGCTAGCTGGTCACTATAGTGATCAGTTCTTCGTGCTGGGTGATGACGTTGTCATTCTTGACAGCGACCTGGCACACAGATATGTCAGCTTTATGACTAAAATAGGTTGTGAGTTCTCTCAACCTAAATCCTTAGTCAGCTCAACACTCGTTGAGTTTGCTGGACACTTGATAACAAGTACATCTTATTGGAAGCCACCAAAGTATAAGGTGGCAACTGATGAGAATGTCGCTCATTGGTGTCGTGTGCTTGGACGAAAGTTCATTCGCATTCTGCCAAAGAGTGTACAGAAGAGGATGCTCGAAGTTTCTGATCTACCACCTGAAGCAGGTGGTCTTGGATGGTCATCAAAGCCGTCCGAGGTGGCTCATGATGAGTGGGTCATTAGAAAAGAGAGGCGTGCTATACCTTTTGGTATGCATACTCAAAGGTGGTACCAGAGACTCAGATGGGAATCTAGAGTCGGTGCCGCCCTTCTAGCGCAAGACGCCTTTTTAAGAGCGTCTTCACCACTAGTTAGGTCTGATAAGGACCTAATTCAAGAGTACAAGAAGTTGGTTAGAACCATCTTCTCTGAAGCTGTCAGTAGAAAGATCACTGATCCAGCTGCACTCAGTGGGAACATTGGCCTGTTACGAGATCTTGCTGGGTTACCAATCCAGACAGATCAGGACAGACACCTAGTACCAACTCAACCCTCTAAGGTTGATTTATCGG